ACGACGAATTAAAAAACGAGACCTCTGGTTCGCCCATAATATGTTCATCTTGTGCGCCAATCGCGATGAGTTGAACGATACCAGAAGACATTTACATTACCTGGATGTTATTTTTGTCTAAAAGCTCCGCATATTGGGTTTCCTGCATACAAATCGAATGATTAAAAAATTATCACCTGTGGCACCATCCTCAATGGTGTCACCATTTTGGTCACGAATCGTCACCGTGAGTCGATCGATCGTGTTGATGGGATCGATATACTGCGTAACAATGGGGTAGTTATCTCTGAATACAATCAAATCATTCGAACCCGTGTGAACGTTTGACTTGCTAATAATCGACGCAAACGAGTTTCGCAACACAGAAAGCGCTGGCTGAGACGCAACGGATTGTGGTGGATCCTTTGACGCCCGATCCGTAAAGATAGAATCGAGTTCAGCGATAGACACATGACAGTGCTCAGTGGCGTCCGTCGTGTGAATGTGTGCACCGAGAAGTCTTGCTTGTACAACGTTTCGAAGTGGAGTGTTCAGGTACACCGTGAAAGTATTCGCACTGTCCTGACCAACACTATCGACAGTGATCGTGTGAAATTCGTAATCAATATCCGGAATACTCGGGGAAGGCGCCGTAATAAGTGCCATTTTACTATTATACACCTAGATTAAAACACCACCGATTCCATCCGCAATTTCGTAATCGCCGTGGTCGCGGACAACCTTTTGCGCGCCGCACACACCACCCGGCGTGAGCGATCGGCTGTAATACCCAGCGGTCTTCTGAGGACCGGCCACACACTCGAGCTTGTGATCAAGGTCAAAGATCGACTTTTCCGACTTCGGCTTGATCGTGATAGGTCTGGCCTGGTAACCGCTTCGGCGGGACTTCAGGAAGGTCAATAAGTAGATGGTACCGATGATGGCCAGGATAGCCATGATGGCGCCACGGTCGGCTTTATTGAGATTGAGCTTGAACATTTATACTTTACTGACATTTTTTTGTAAAGTGCGTTAAAGATTTTTGATTACTTTCAAGTTAAAGGGTAGATGGACGAAGAGATTGTTCTCGACCGAGGAAATGCGACAGTCATGAAGCTTGATGCAGATGAACAAGCACTCATGGACGAAATTCATATTACCGCCCCTAAAATGCAAATGCCGAGACGCCCGGCACCCGGTCCTTCCAGAAGACCTCAACCCAGGGCTGCTCCACAGGAAGAGATCGACGCGTTCGCGAACCCGAACAAACAGGCCCCACCCCCGAAACACGAAAATGAAGAAGTTGATTACGGTGAAGACGAACCCATGTTTTATGATGACGAAGGTGATGCGGGTATGTATGAACAACAAGAAGAACAAGAAGAGCGACCGGCGAATGGTTTCACTTCTGTAGATGAAGAAAAGGCAGATATTCTGAACAAGCTCGCGAGACTCGAAAAGAAGGGATTCAATGTGAATAAGCGACTCAACGCGTACTCATCAATCGAAGAATTGCGAACTGAAGTCAAGCGCGTGACCTACAGTATCGAAGTTGAACAGTCTGTTAAGTTCAGTAAGCGTATGCTTATCGCCTGTGTCACGGGTCTTGAATTCTTGAATAAGAGATACAATCCGTTTGAACTGCATCTCGATGGCTGGAGCGAATCCGTCATGGAAAATCAGGACGACTACGATAATGTGTTTGAGGAACTGTACGTTAAGTATAGAACCAAGGTCAACGTTGCACCAGAAATTAAGCTCATTATGATGCTCGGTGGTTCTGCGATGATGTTCCACTTGACCTCTTCGATGATGAAAGCGGCGCTTCCAAACATGAATGATGTCATCAAACAAAACCCAGATCTCATGAAGAATATGGTTCAGGCCGTTCAATCGACGGCACAACAAAATACCAACCCGTCTCCGTCTTCGGATGATGGACAATATGAAATGCAGGGCCCGGGTATCGATATCTCTAAGCTGATGGGAGGCATCATGATGCCTCCACCACCACCGATGAATACGTCGCCCATGACGACGACGCGTGAACCGGAACCACTCCAGGAAGACGATGACGTGTCCGATATCGTCTCGGTTTCAGGAGAATCCACGGGTGGTGAAGTGAAGGAAGTCACTGTCTCTGCGGCGACAAAACCCAAGAGGACCAGAAGAAAGAAGAAAACCGAAATTAATCTGTGAGTATATCATAGATGATAGGATACTGTCCCATCGAGGAAGATCCACCCGTGGTTCATCAGGTCGAAACACATCGACCGAGACCACGACGAGAACCTTCAGGTCCCGAAGAAACTGAATGTAATTATCTAGTTTTAGCCTTTATCTTGGGTGTTGTCGTGTTAGCCGCTACGGATAACGCGTAATATATTTTTTATTGGTTCCATGTTTGGAATTTGTTTAATTTGCAAATAGAATTCCAGCCATACCCTTATCGACGCGTAGAATATTGTAACCAAGTGCATAAATGCTTAATTCCTCTGAAACCGCTCGATCATACCCCTTCGCAGCACCTCTCAAAATGAGCTTTGCGTTATCTAGACGACTGAAATTACACGTGCCTGTAGGTTTATAATCAGATGCGTTCATACAGAAATGATATGCAAAATATCTCGTATAAAACGGACAATTTTCCGTTTCGTCGTATTGGATAATACCAAATTTCGTGTGATTGTAGTTTTGAACAATGTGAAAGTACAATGGCGACATGTTTTCGAGAAGTGGTGTACCATTGATTTGAATATCTGCAGACGTAAAGGTAAATCTATCCGCCTCGACTTCTGCGGACTTTGTAGTATATCCAAAAAAGATTGATTTGACTGGATGGTTAAACTGTGAAATATCAATGTCGTTGTATCCACCGTTATTCGTGTTATCCGAATCCGCCTTTGCTTGTGCCGCGGTATACGCGCTAAAGAGAGCGTTTACGTTGCTTTGTTGTGCATCAACGGCGGGTTGGTTCACGGGATTCGCGGACGTGAGTGATAGGAGTAGTGTATTTGCTTCATCGTATTGGTTCTTTGCGATGACCGCTCTGTCATTGTAATATTCCGTGTCGTCACATACAATCTGTCTTTTTATGTTCTGAACTTGTGTCACGATCAAATCCATACGCTTTTCGGTGAAACGTTTACGTTCGGCCGTATCGAGGAAGATATAGTTTCCGTAGCACTGCACACCAGAAACGTTTTGTGTCTTGAAATTGATGCGTATCTCGACTTGGTGAAATTGAAGCGCTAATAATGGGAGGAACGAATTATTATCACAAAAGAAAAAGTGAAGAGGGAGGAAGTTTGGGTTCGTCGTCGAACACTTGTTATTAATCTCTTGAGACTTCGTGTACGTATCAGCTAAATAGTTTTGCCAAATATCCGAAATGTAATCGTATCCATACGAATCAACCTTTTGTCCACCGATGTACAAATCAATGGTCGATTCAAAAAACTGATTAAGCAAATCCGTACCTTCGAACCATACGGCGTTAATAATATCACCGTACACGGGAATGACGATAGACGTGTCTTTACTCGTGACCTCTTTAATGAATTTGGGTGCTTGAGAAAAGTTTGTGTGTCTCGAATACTTTAAATTAAAGAAAGACATGCCTTCCGATGTCGTGAAGTACACATCCTGCGCCCCCTTGGACACGAGTTGTACCAATGCTCCAGACATTTAATTTATGTCCAGATTATAAAAACAGACACTTTCCCTGAGGGAAATCTGGTTTATCTTCCGTGATTGCGTGTCTTGGAATGTTGAACCCACCTTGCCTGTATACTTTCATTCGCTTATAGTACATCGCAGTCATGATTGACCATTTATCATGAATGTCATAAATGTGTGGATTATTCTTCTTTCCCTTGGTTTCTCTCATGATACGACCGATTGACTGAACGATATCAGATTTTGGAGACGCCAAAATGACTGTATCTAGTGTTGGAATATCAAGGCCTTCGTGAGCCTGACTAAAAGTTGCAAAAATGATCTTCTTCTTTGATGATTCCTGGAGATCGACCTCTTTCATACCACCCATGTACAGACCTGAATTCTTTGGGAAACACTGATGAAGCATTTCACAATGCCACCGACGCTCACTGAGCACGAGAACTTGTCTCGTACCTGCGGATGCCTTTTTAATCAGATTCACGAGCATGCTATTTCTTTGGCGATCCTCTACGACCATCGTGACCATATTCGGAAGAGACAACTTTCCAAAACGAGTACACGGTGGTGGATTCTTATAGTTTTCACATTCATATTCTATGGGAAATACATCCACTTGATCCTGATTCTTTCGTTCGACGGCAAAAAAAGTAGGACCCATAAACCAATGAAGTACTTTCGTGAGTCCATCCTTTCGTTCGGGTGTTGCGGAGAGACCGAATATGTGCTTAGGACACAGTTTAAATAAGCTTTGACTGAAAACCTTTGCACAAATGTGATGCGCTTCATCTACGATGAGCGTACCTATAGATTCGAAATCCGTAAATGAGTATTCTTTGAGTGCGAGTGACTGGAGCATCGCAATGACGAAATCACACTCAACCTCCTTTTTGTCCTGTTGAACTATACCGATGGTGGCACCTGGACAGAATTGTTGAATTCGCTCTTTCCACTGATCTGCCAAGAACTGTTTGTGTACGACAATCATAGTTCTGTAGCCTAGCTTACACGCTATCGCCAAGGATACGGTGGTCTTGCCATACCCGCATGGGAGTGAGAGAACTCCATGACCCGCATTAAGAGCCGCAGCAAGTGCGGCGTTCTGATGGGTGGCATCTCGAAGCTGCCCGACGAATTTTGCGTTGGATCTCGTGGGGGGTGGTCGTTTGTCTTTCTGTGGGGTTCCAAATGCATCAACTCCAAAGAATCTTGGAACGCAGATTCCATTCTTAGCTGGTTTAAATACCTTGAAAGGTGGTGGAGGGTATCCGAAATCACCATTGACTATGGGTCTTACCGTGAGTTGCTTTTTTATTTGTGAAAGATCCACACCACTCACGAGGTACCCAGTCCTCGTCAAAGAGGTTTCCATTATATGGATTTAAAGACTTGAAACTTTATATCGATATAATGCCTACTCTTAACGTCGACGAAAACATTCAAAAGATCACCGAAGCGATCAATCAGATGAGCCAAGAGATCCTAAGACTCGAGGGTTCGCTCCGCGTGTTCCGCGGCTTCAAGGAAGCTGGACTCACCGAAGTCGATGTTCCGCTCCAACCGCCAGCTACCGAGACTCCGAGTGAATCCGAAGAAGGCGAAATCGTCCCTGACGAAGAAGAAGTCAAGGAGACGACTGAATAGATTTGAGCTTCCATGCATACCCACTGTATTCACCGGTGTTCCACACACCCATAAATTCAACATTCATGTCTACGACATCATTCCTTACGAGAGATTGTACGGGTCTTCCTTTGACATCGCACATGACCCTCCTGTAACGAAATGGTACCTTGACCGTGAGTATACGTCCATCAAGGGGATTTTCTACACGTGCATTCTTTAATAGATGTGTTTTTGTGTCATGCATTCGCCGAATAGCTTGCGCCGTGGATTCTGGGACGACCACGCGTATGTACTTTTTATCGTTATGTTCGTACATTGGTTCGTGTACGAAGGCGTTGACTAACATATATGATTACTATCAAGATAACTATAAGTCTCGTTATCGTGAGTGGCCACATGGGTCGTCGAGTTCCAAATGTTTCATGACAGAACTGTCTCCCTACCTCGACTGCAGCTTCGATACTCGAATACGGAGTACTTCTTGGTGACATCATACCACACAGAGCTACTTTCGATGAGTGGCCAAAGAACGGCACTTGTCCATGCACACTCAAAACCCCCGACGATTGACTAAACGTCCACTTTTTACCCGTCCACGTAGATCCCCAACCTATACGCGCGTGTTTTGGTTTTGGGACGCGTAATTGACGAATGACTTCTCGCATGAGTGTTTCGGGTTCTGTTTTTAAGATTTCTTCCGTGAGATCGCAGATGACACACGAAATTGTTTTTTGGTCGGACAATACGACGGGTTGTAAATTCCATGGGGTCTCCATAGCAATTTTCAAATCATTTTCAAGCTTGACCGGGTGTGGATAATCGAGAAGCACATTGATACACCCATACGTACTATCTCGAATTTGCTTTTTTGCGTTTGGTCCCCAGTTCTCCTTGACAAGTTTAATGGCTGGTGTGTTATCTATACACATGACGAGTAAACCATCGGAAATTTCTGTACCATCTTTAAACTTTGCAAAATATTCGTTTTGAAGATAGTCAACATCCTCGAGTTCTTTATTGAATACGAACTTTGCACCTTTCTTTGTGAGTGCTTTTTGCATGGCATAACACATGGCACGCCCAGAAACTCGTTGTGTATACATGGTGGACAAACCCACATGATCGAAACTTTTGACGAATTCATATGCTGACATCACATTCCACGGAACACCATCCATCTGAAACGTGAGTCTCTGAATTACCTTTTTACCCGAAGTCGTCATGGACTCACCGAGAGCATCTTTAAGTGTCACTTTTTTATATTTCCATGGAAGTGCTAAAACTTTTAATGCGAGTGAACCGAGTGCGAGATAATCCGAAAATGACATGTGCTTGAAAATATACCCGTAATTGTATTCCACTGGTTCAAACACATCGTTCCATTGGATATTCATCTCTTCGAAGAGATTTCGTGTATTGATAAATGCGCGATCGAACGCGATGCGGTGTGCGTGTAAATCACGGTACTCCGAAGATGGTTCCCACCATGAACCACCCGCACTGAGTTTTTTGTCGTAAATTGTCACATCGCATGGCGCTACACTGAGAAGTTCCCACGCGACAGTCATGCCCGTGGGACCTGCACCTATGATATGAATTTTCATTCTAATCTATACTCACAAAATTAAATGAATCCAGTTTTCTTACGCTCTTCCGGAGTCTTCATGACATAAATGATCGT